AAATATTCAACAAGTATGTGGTGTACAAGTTAAATTAAATTGATGGAATGCTTTTATGGACTGTTATATTTTTCATTACAGTAAATGGACAGACTGTACGAGTACAGAGCCCTGCAGCAATGTAGGGTTTTGTTTATTAACGGTGTGTGAGAGATGCACAGAATTAATATAATAAATTTTTTTTACCCCTACTTAAATTACATAACTATATATACTTATTATTCTTCATAAAAGAACAACAAGACTCTCTTTCCCCAAGGGAGTTTTGTGGTATTGTGACCTAATATGATTATTAAAGATTGTAAAGTTTGTAATAAGAGTCTTGAATTCTTTAAGACTTACAAGTTGTGTGCTAACCTAGGTTGTACAGAGTATAAAAAAAAACATAGGAGATATGATGTACAAGAAGACCATGAAGAAAAAAAGGTCCAGTGCAAAGAAGAAGAGTAAACGAGGCATGTACTAAACATGAAAGTATTCACAAAAGCAGGTAAAGAGTATAAAGGAGCTCATCACAAAATGCCTAACGGTCAGATTCATTCTGGCAAGAAGCATACTAAAAATAGTAAGCGTTTATATAAAACAAAGAAAAAATAATGGCAACATACCAAGGTAAATCTGTTAAATTAAACTCACCTTCTTCTATAGGTAAAGGTGAACCAGGGTTTGGTAGAAAAAAATCTAAAGTGTATGTAAGCAAAGGAGACAAGGTGGTTAAAGTAATGTTTGGAGACCCAAACATGGCTATAAGAAAAAACAACCCAGGTGCAAGAAAATCTTTTAGAGCTAGACACAAATGTGATACAGCTACAGATAAAACAACTCCAAGATACTGGTCTTGCAAAGCATGGTAGATAAACAATTATGTTACGCAGGTGGATGTCACAAAGTACTACCTGCTAAAGCAAGAAAGTTTTGTAGTGACCGATGTCGCAACAGAGTTAACAAACAAAAAGCTAGAGCTAAAGAAGCAGGTAAAGAATGGACACAAGTTGATGATAAACTTAATATACCTAGCAAGAAAAAAAATGTACAAACCCGTAGAGGTAAAGTATACGAAGATTTAAAAGAGTCTGGTTTAGCTGAAAGTATTCTTAAAAAGAAAATGACTCTATCTGATGTAGCCCGTGTTTTAGAAACATCTGTTGCTGCTGTGTCAATGGCATACAATGCTTACATAGAAGATTTAGAAACTATAGAACAACAAAAAAACTGGGAACCTGTAACAGAAAAAGAAATAACATTAGAGGGTTTTAAAAAATTTAGAGATAGGTATTTTCAAACAGAACAAAGTGTACCTTTTGAAACAGCAGACTTTCATATTGAGTGGATTAAATCTATTTTAAAAACAATAGAAAATGGTCAGCAACACATGATTTTATCACCACCTCGTCACGGTAAAACAGAACTGCTTATACATTTTACTGTATGGCTTATATGCAACAACCCTAACATTAGAATTTTATGGGTAGGTGGTAACGAGGACATAGCTAAAAACTCTGTGTCTTCTGTTATGGACCAATTAGAAAACAATGAATTACTAGTAGAAGAAATATGTGGACCAGGAGCAAAATTTAAACCACAAAACAGAAGTGGTAAAGCGTGGTCATCTACAGAGTTTACTGTAGGTACAAGAACGGTTACTGGTATTAAGAGTCCAACTATGGTTGGTATTGGTAGAGGTGGTAAGATTCTATCAAGAGACTGTGACATAATTATTGCAGATGACATTGAGGACCACAGCTCTACTATGCAACCTGCGTCTAGAGATAACACAAGAAACTGGTGGACAACAACATTGTCTAGTCGTAAAGAAGAACATACTTCTATTGTTGTAATTGGTTCTAGGCAACACTATGACGATTTATATTCACATCTTTTAGAAAACGAATCATGGATAACAACAGTAGAAGAAGCACATGATACAGGTTGTACTTTACCTGACTGGGATGAAGAAGACCATATTGATTGTATGTTGTGGTCGAAGAAAAGAACTTACAAATGGTTAATGGATAGAAAACGAGCAGCAGAAACTACAGGTGGTAGAGCTATATACGAAATGGTATATCTTAATGTTGCTATGCCTGATGGTCTTGCATTATTTGACAGAGTAGAAATAGAAGAGTGTAGAGACCAAAAAAGAGATATAGGGCAGATACCTGCAGGAGTTAGATTAATTGCGGGACTTGACCCTGCCTCTACTGGTTATCAAGCTGCGTTTTTATGGGCTTACGATTCAGAATCAAATAAATTATCTATGGTAGATATGAATAACAGTTTAGGTGGTGGTATACCACAAGCATTAGATGTTATAAAAGACTGGTGGAAAAAATATAATTGTTCTCACTGGGTAATAGAGGAAAATGGTTTTCAGAAAGCAATACGACAAGATAGAAGTATAAGAGAATTTTCTTCTGCTCATGGTGTGTTTTTAGAAGGTCATCAAACTCATAACAATAAATTTGACCCACTATATGGAGTTACAGCGATGAGACCGATGTTTCAAGAAAAAATAATTTCTTTGCCATATCTCAGCTTTGAAGCCCAAGAAAAGGTAAACTTATATACAAGTCAGTTAGTGTATTTTAGTTCTGCTAAAAACAGAAGCAAGTCTATAGGTACAAAGACTGACATAGTAATGGCTAGTTGGTTTCCATTAAGAGCTATTAGGCGTATGCAAAAAGAACGGTTCGCAGAACTCGGACATGATTATACTCCTAGCTTTTCTGGTTATGAACCGAGTAATATGGATGTAGATACATGGAGATAAAATGCCTTTAAATAGCGATGAAATTTATAACAGAATAGATTACTTAAGAAGTATAAACAGTGACGCTGCAGTCGATAGGTCTCGTATTAGAGATATTATGAACGGTGGAGAAGCAGCAGTAACAGCTTTGTTAGGAAAAAGCGTAGATGTGGAATACCATGAATTACCTGCACCTAACTTATTTTTAACTGCACTAGAAAGATTTGCACAAAAACTAGGTCGTAGTCCTGATTTAAAAGTTGATATAGTTAACGAAAAAGATTCAGAGAGAGCTAGAAAAAAATCAGAAAAAATAGAACGCATCGTAAATTCTTACGATGGTTTTCAAAAACTAAACATGCAGTTACCACAAGTAGGTAGATGGTTACCAGGCTATGGTTTTATTGTATGGGTTATAAACCACAAAAAAGATAAAGACGGTACTCCATATCCGTATGCACAACTAAGAGACCCTTTCACTTGTTTCCCTGGTAACTTTGGTAATGACCAACAACCAGAAGAACTAGCAATTATATCTCGTGTTCCACATGACACATTAGCTAAACAATACCCTAATGCTAAAAAATATATTTATGAGAAAGATGACGATGGACAAATTGACCCTTATTCAGTTTTATTAACTACAGGTTCTAGAAACGGTAGTTGGTCTAACTCTACAGGTAATGGAAAAGTGGTTGTTGAGTTTATAAATGGAGATGGTACTTATGTTTATTTACCAGAAAATCGTAAGACAATAGATTTTATGCCTAATCCTTTAAAGTCAGGACCTTGTTTCGTAGTAGCTAAACGATATTCGTTTGACCAACTACAAAGCCAGTTCCAACACATAACAGGACTTATGGCTAACATGGCAAAAATAAATATTCTAGGAACTATTGCAATGGAGGACGCTGTTTTTACAGAGACAAACATTGTTGGAGAAATAGAATCAGGTAAATACCGTAAAGGAAGATTTGCTGTAAACTATATGGCTCCAGGTTCTTCTGTGTCTAAGCCAGTCAATAATCTACCATACCAATTATTTCAACAAGTAGATAGACTCGAAAGACACTTAAGACTTGGTGCTTCATATCCAGTTACTGATGATGGACAATCTCCTAACAGTTTTGTTACTGGTAGAGGGTTAGAGGAACTAGGACAATCTGCTTCTTTGCATGTTAGAGAATATCAAAGTATTCTTGCAGATGCTTTACAGGAATTAGATTCTAAAAGATTAGAGTATGATGACAGCTTGTTTGGTGATTTAAGAAAACCTATGGCAGGTATGCACAAAGGTACAGCTTTTAAAGAAACTTATACACCTAGTACAGATATAAAAGAAATGTACAAAACTAGAAGAGTCTATGGAGTAATGGCAGGATTTGATGAGCCACAAAAAATAATTACAGGGTTGCAATTAAAACAACAGGGCATCATAGACACACAGACATTACAAGAAAACATGGATGGTTTAGAAGACATAACAGTGATACAACAACGAGTCAATAAAGAAAAAGCTGAAACAGTGTTGTTTGAATCATTGATGGCACAGGCAGCACAAGGTAATCCTAAAGCTACTATGGCAGCTATTGAGATTCGTAAAAACCCACAAAAAATATCTGACATACTAGATAAATTCTATACCCCTGAAGAACCTGCTATGTCACCAGAAGAAGAAGCATTAACACAAGGACAAGGATTAGGACTTTCACCACAAGGATTAGGACCTGCACCACAAGGAGAACCAGATATAGCATCTGTCTTAGCAGGTTTAGCAGGAGGTCTCCCACAAGGAGTTCCACCACAAGGAGGTCCTCTTGGATGAAGAAATAATAAATAAAATATTTTATGATATTATTAATAAAGAAGATTGGTCTGATGCTGTAGATGTTGACATAGACGATACACCAATTTTAATTAGAGACTTGTTTGCATCTAAAGAAGTACGAATAGGTGATTATATATTACCTACACCTATTCCTGGATTGTGGATTAATATTAATTTAAGTTTTGATATAGAAAGACCAGAAGGAGATGATGACAATGCCAGGTGGTAGAAAACCAAGTAAGTTAACACAAAATACAGATACAAAATTAGATGGAGCTTATGCAGATTTAAAAGCTATACCTGATGATGAGTATGGTGGCAGAACACAACAACAAGCAGGAATAGACGCTGTCAAAAGAGAAACAACAACAACAGGTGGTATGCCTAACATAGCTGAGATAAAAGATGTTTTTAGAAATACTGAAAGAACCAACGAACCAGGTAATGCTTTAGGTGTAGAACAAAATATTCAAATGGCAGATGGTACTAATACACAAATTCTTAAAGAGATTATACAAAACAATTATGGATATAAAGTACGAAGTAGGTTTTAATGTCAATCTGGACAGAATGGGGTGACAACTGGAATGACAGTTATAAAAAACATCAACAGTACAATACACAATTAAATAATACAGAACAAGCATTAGGTCCTAAAGCTAAAGAATTAGCTAATAGGTATGAACAATTAGAAGCACTAACACCTAACGAAACACCAGAACTATTACTTGCAGCAGTTGACATGAATTTGACTGACGAACAGTATTTAGAAATTTGGTCTGAAACTAAAAATGAAGAATTATTAAATCAAAATAATAGAAGTGAAAGAGTAAATCGAGAAGTACAAGGTCATTACAATTCACAAACACAACTGTATCTTCAATTAAATGCAGATGTACTTGGCAATATAAATCCTAGTACTTTACTTACAGGTGCAAAAGAAGGTTTAAAAACTTTTAAAAATTACATGGGTTCTTATTTTTTTAACGGCTCACGCATATTTTTAGAACCTGTAATTCAAAATGCTGACAGAGCTTTTTTTAATTATAACTTAGAATATTCAGCATCATTAGAAAAAATTTTAAATCAAGAGGGCAAAACATTAGAAGATTCAATAAGTATTGCAGGTTACGAAAATCTAAAAGATAATGATACACCTATTGCAGCTGCTCTTTTAGCACATTTTGAAGCACAAAAAATTTATAGGTCACAAAAGAAAAAAAGATATAAAAATGGTTTGCCTTATTATGATGCTTCAACACAAGCAAAACAGTTTATGATTGCACGAGGGTTAGTGGATGATGAAGGTAATCCCCTTGTAAGAAAAACAGATTTAGATATTTATATGGAAATATTTCCAGATTACTTAGCAGAAAATTTAGAACAAGAAGAACAAATATTAGGAAGAGAATTATCTTTTTCTGAAAAGACAGGATTATATTTAAAAACTATAAACGATATTATAAACCCTGATACAGAACAAACAGGTTTTGCAGCGTTGTTATCATCAGCACCTGAATTTGACGAGAACAGAAGTTTTGCACAAGATTACATGACAACAGGTTTACCAGTAACTATAGGAGATGGTATAACATATTCTTTAATAGGTAATTTAAGTGCTAGTTACGGTCCAGGAAACCAGATTACAGAGTTAGTAGATAATCAATATTTGGCAATAGAATCAGAAGCACAGAATTTATTAAGTGAAGGTCGAATTAACGGTACTACATATTACGAAATATTAGATGAAGCTACTGTAAAAAGAAATAATTTAATACAAGATATAGGTTACAAAAAAGAATATAGTATGGCAGGATTTTTGGCAGGTACTGTAAATGTTGGTAAATATATTTATTTAGACCTAGCTAATGCTATTGTCCCAGGTCGAGGAATTGTAACACAATCATATAAAAATATGGATGAAGCATTAACTATTTTAGCTAAATCATTACCAGAGGAACTTGATAAAGGTAAAACATTACAAAATATTTATGATGCAAACGCAGATGTTTTTGAAGGTTTAGCAGAAATATTAGTGTCTGCAAAAGACAATGGTGTACCTGTAGGATTAAAATTAATTAACGCAGGTTTGCATCCAGACTTTGCTTTTAAAGTACAGAATGCAGATACAACAATAGATGATGTTGTAAATATTTTACAAGATGGTATACAAAATGGTTATGTAGCAGATTTATTTTATGGTGGTAGATGGATGGGTAGAGGTAAAAACAAACACTTACAATCTAAAGTATTAAATGAAAATTTATTAGCTGCATTAAGCACACCGTTAGATGATGGTATAGCAACAACAGTAAGAAGAGGTGGAACTTTTAGAGAACAAATGTTGGCACAAGACATTAAACTACCTAAAACTAAACCTGCAGATTTAAATGACATACAAGAATCATTAAGATATTTTACAAGATATGGTTACTTAGGTTCTGTACCAGAACAAAGAATAGGTGAATTAGCAACAGAATTTTATAACGCGTTAAAAGATGGAAAAACAATGGAAGCTAAAAGAATATTTAAGGACAAACTTGTTTATGGTGAAATAGGTTTACAACTTAAAACTAATTTTGGTTTTGCAGATAATGAAATAGATGATTTCTTTAATAAATTTTACAACAATGACGCACAAGGTTTTGATGATACATTTGCTAAACCAATGTCACCAAGTAGGAATCCAGAATTTTATCCATTAGATGAAGTAGATATCATTACACAAAAACAATTTTCAGATGTAGCAAGTGAAGAACAGATGATACAACTAACACAAAACTCTTTAGAGCTATACAGCCAACTCAAAAATTTAACTATACATGGTCCTGATATACAAGGAATGATTAAAGCAACAAGTAATAAAAGAAGACTTAGAAACAAATATTTAAATGCAGAAGGTAACGAAGAAATATTTGAAGTAGTGCGTAAAGCTGCAGATGAAGGAGAAGAAATAAATTTTTGGAAAGAAGGCTCACATTTAAATGAATTGTTAGCAGACATCAAACCTGATTTTGAAAACCCTAATGTTTTGTTCAAAAGTGTAGAAGGTATTTCAGGAGGTTATGACAGATTCTTTTTTGGATTTATGAGAAACTTCCAATACCCTGCTTATTTATTAGGAAGGATATCTTATCCATTAAAACTGCAGATTGACGGAATGATTAAATTCAAAATGTTAGGAGTTAAGGGACCTCTTGACGGACTTGTTGATTATTTTAAATTGATGCTTAATGATTCAGAAGGACTTCTTGCTAGAGTATTTAAAATAAATCCAGATACAACTATGGTAGGTCCTTA